CCATTAAGTATAAGAAGTTGGGGAGGATTTTGAGGCCCTCCCCAATTCAATTAGTTAGCAACCTCGATGTAGAGGGTACCTTTACCGGCAGTGAACGTGCCATTGGTAGTAATAGCAACGTAGCTGTCTTCGGTAATACCGACTTGACCCGAAGCTCCGGTGAACAGAGCGCCAGAGGCGAGAATGTACTCACCCACAGTGCCCATATTAGCCGCAGCGCCATCCGTTGCGTCTAAAATACCGTCTGCATCGATGGCAGTGCCAGCGACTTGGAAAGTACCAACAACGAAGTCGGTGCCACCGGCAGCTACTTCAGTCGTTACGACAAATGCACGGACGATACACGAGCCAGCAGGCAGATAAGCCTCGCCAGTCGTGAAACCGTCACGAGTCGTTCCGTCGTTAGTCAGATCGTAAGGGTAACCAACGGTAGCAGTGGCGATCAACTCAAGGTCGAAGTCCATCTTGTACCATTTCATCGGACCCGTAGTAGGCATCGAACGAAGTCGATTCACATACGGGGTATTTCCGGCTTCATATTGGCCGGGGAATTTAACCAAAAGGCCATCGGCATTTTGGGCTGTTCCGGTAGGAAGTGCCATGTTAATGTTCTCCTTATTGCCAGATATCGGTGCCAGTGAGAACAGTGATCAGGTTCTCCGGACGATACAGAGACGCACCGTAGCGAGCCGTTAACACGTACTCTTCACGTTGCATCAACATATTGAACTGAGAATCGACCTTCGGCATTTGACGCCATGCACCAATCCAAGGCGTGACAGTGGAGTCAGCCGAGAAGAAGAGGTTACACTTGGCGTTAGTACCGGACGCAACACCACCAATCGTTTCAGAAGCGCCAGTTTGACCCGAGCCAGAATACGGAAGGTAGTTGGATTCGTAAACATCAAAACCATAGATGTTCTTGATCCAGCGCATACCCGTGGACAGACCCGTAGTGACCAGACCTTCAACTTGAATGTTGTTGGAGAAGTTCACAAAGTTCGGGTGAGTCTCAATGACAGCCGCTGCCGAGGGGTCAACGAACGCGACGAGATTAGTCATCGGGACGTTAGCCATCTTCAGCGAGTGCTTAGCGCGGGAGAAGTCTTCAGGCGCGAGGACTCGTTGAGGAGTCGTGCCGCGCGTATCAGAGCCTACCCAGCGGTGAGCAGTACCGTTGTAGGTATTGAGAGCAGCAACGGTTTGACCGTGAGTCGTGCCGGGCTGACCTTGTTTAAAGATAAAGGATTCAACTTCACAACGCAGGGCACGCGATTGCTCCGGTACGAACCGGGCTTCGAGGGCAGCAGCGTAGTGCAAGTCTTGACGGGCCTTTTGAGTGATATAGGTACCCGCACCTTTGTATTCCGTGATCGAGAATTGGTATTCACCAGTATCCATCGATTGGAATTGAATTTCGGTATCTTCTGTGTAGTTAAACACGTCCAGTTGTCCGATAGACGGAATCGTAAACGTATCACCATCAGAGAATTCCGAACCGAGCCATTTGACGTAGCTCTGAGCGTATTGAATGTCGTCGGTAAGAACCTCTTTGAGTTGGTTCGACCAGACTTCGCCACGGATCAGGAGCGCCATATTGGCTGTAGTGGCTCCAGTTCCTAGAGTCATTAGTTATTCTCCTAGTTAATTTTTAATGCCAGCGTTTTTCATCGCTAGCGCCATGATTTCATTTTGAACCTCTTGGGAGAAATACTTAGCGCGATTGGTCTTCAGAAGTTCGTTGTAATAAGCTTCGTTCTTCTGATTAGCAGGCACGTTAATTAGATTAGTACGGACTGTCCCTTGAGAGGGAGCCGTATTAACCGATGTAGTTTTCCCATCGATTCCAAAGAATTGAAAGAAGGCTTTCGGAGAACGGAGTGCGATTGCATCAAGTTCTTGCGCAGTCATACCAAGTTCATCGGCTTTAGCAGCCATTTCAGCTTTTGCTTTTTCAACTGTTTTGAAGTGATCCAGCAAAGTCTTTTGAACAAGAGCTTGAGACGCAGCTTGGCGCTCGGCCTCGGTTTTCTTATTTAAAGCTTCTTCAATCTTTTGTTGCAGAGTGTTGTCATCAAGAACGCTAGGTGTGGTCACTGTCTGTGTCCCAACCGGCTGCGGTGTTACGTTACTCTCTTTTAGTTTGGCCATCACAGAGTCGAGTGTCGTCGCCTGTGCAACCTTCGTCTTATACTCGGCGTTCTCAGTCTCAATGGTCTTGATGTGTTTCTGAGAATGAACGAGAGCTTTAATCATTTCATCGGGGTTATCTTTGTATTTCTCTTTGATAGCCGCAATTTCAGTTTCAAGTTCGTTCGGTTGAGTATTATTTTCGAACATATTGGTCATATGCGTGTTTAGTCCTTTTTGTTAGGTTCTCTTTTGTCAAGAGTAAGTAAATCTATCATGTTCTGATAGGCTTCACCCATTCCGGCTTTGTGCGCGGCTAGGTGAGACCAAGAAGGAGATTTATAGTCCTCCTCGGTTAATCTTTCGAATCTCTTTTGCTCAGTTTCTAAAATCTTAATGAGCTTGTCAAATACGTCTTTGCATTGACGGACGCGTTTAATAACTGCATCGATTTCGCTAGGGTCTACGCCTTTTAACCATTCAGTTTGCATGTTTTACATCATCCCTGTTGGTTGTTTAGGGGCAGAGCCTTGCATTGGAGCCGCTTGGCCGGGCACAGCGTTTGGTACTGCGCCTTTCTCCATAAGTATCTGCTGTCCGTCTGATTGCATCTGTTGGGTCTCGATAGACTCGACAACTCGAATGTTATCTTCAACCAGATCGTATCTTTCGATGCCAAGAGTATCTTCGATAAGTCTGGCGAGTTTCTTACCAGAGAAGTGTGTATTAACGCTCGGGTCCATAAAGAGTGGTGATGCAGACAGCTGTGTTAGATTTTGCAGGAGGTTAGCATTACGAGCAAACCTACGAGCGCCAATGGGGCGAATCCTGCCGATAGCAGTAATATCATCTTTAGTAACGGATAAGAACTCCTGAAAGTTGAAGTCTTCGTCCTCCACCCGAATTGTTTCGGATACACCAATGTTTCTCCTTGCTGATTCCAGCATGGCATTTAGTGCTGGCTCCATGAACACTTCCTCGAAGTAAGAGGTCTTGTTAATGAAGGGCTTATTTAAACTTTGATCTTGTATTTGTACTTCATATGCAGTCTTCTCGCCGGGGGTTCTGTAACCCATAGCTTGACGAGGCATTCCGCACATTTCCTCCATCTTGATCTCGTATCGATCGATTTGAGTATCAACGTTGAAGATTGTGACATCAGGGTGCATGAATTCCACATTATCCCCTTCACCAGAGCAATAGATCGTTGCTCCAGGTCCGTATTCATAATGTTCTACTGCACCTGTGATCTTTTGAACGGGGTGAATGATAAGATCAATACCATCCGACTTAGCGTTCTCAAGATGGTCAATTCTGTATTGCATACCGACGATGTTATCCAAGGGACCCATCGCGTAGAGATTATCTGGTCTTACGCGCCAGCCCGCGTGGAATAATGGGGCCCTGCCTAACCAGTTATCCAGTTGCACTTTTCGGATAATATGAAAACGGTCAACGACAGTGATACAGTAGTTGCGATAAAGAGTATCAGATTCTTTGTCATAGATGTCTCCATAAAAGTCGAGCATCTCGACCTTGTCAGATTTGAGGTACTCTAACCAGCTTCCAAAGCCATCAACTTGATAACCAGAATTCTTAGCAACTTCACCTTGGCTGTATGCTTGTCCGACCTTGTTACGAAGCTCTACAACCTTCTTAAAGACTTCTTCTAAATAAGCTTTCTCAGGATAGTCTTCGATCTCAATACGAAGATCGGCCAAAGTCTTTAGAGACTTGACAATCCACGGAGTATTACGAGCATCAGGAGCGGCTGGATTGAATACAACATCTTCGGGGCTTAAACGCCTAAATACTGGACCAACGTATCCCTGTTGAGTTTCGCCAGATGTGTCGTTCTTTATTTTCGCATTTTTATACTCGACAGTGGCAAAGCAATTACCATAATCAATATAATCCAGAATACATTTTGAGAGTTCAAGAGAGAATCCGCCATTGCGTAGTTTGTTAGCCATGTAGGCTTGAATCGTTTTACGCTTCTCTTTGGTTTGGGACGTTTCGTCGTCGCCTTCCCACGTTATAGCTTGGTCGCTTGGAACAAGAGCCGCTATATAGTTAGCGTATAGATTGTCTCGAATTTGACAGAGCTTGGGGATGTGAACCGAGTTCTTCCACGCAAGTCTCGACGTACTTGTAGTTCGTGTAGATGTGGCGAATACATAATCCCTAACTTCTTGTACAAGGGACTTCCAGCCAGAGCGCATGGATTCCCATTCTGTAAAGTTATTAGAGATTTGGACCGCGAGTTTGTCGCCGTCTGCCCAATCACAGTAGGATGCGCCTTTAGCCATTAGATGTTAACTTACTCCGCCGAATTTCTTGTGAGTGGACAATTGAATAACATTTGAATCCATGTTAGAATATTGAGACTGGGTTGGAGCTACGCAGAACACAAAGGCATTCGCTACGGCATCCTTGCAGTCATCGTGAGGTGGATACTTCATAATCAGTTCGTCTTCGAGAACTTGACAATTTCCACCTTGGTAGTGCCATACAGACTTATTCTGATACCGTGGATCAAGAATAGCCTTTAGGCGTTCTTCTTTTGTTCCTTCGTGCCTGTTTGGTTTAGTGATCTCAACTTTGATCATAATACCGTTAGGCTTAAAGTATTGGTTCTTTAACTCTTCTACAATCGGTTCTGCCGCTGATACTGCTTCAACAATAAGGGTCTTGAAGTCCCATTTACGGTGTAGGTTCATGATATGTTCGTATTGAGTTCTGATCTCTTTAGTTTTGTAACGATCTATATCTAGAACGTAGTAATTACGATCAGAATCTATACCAACAATCGCAATAGCCGTGTAGTCGGAACGTTTAGCCAGTGTGTAGCCCAAGTCAGCAGAAGCTATGATATTAATACGTTTGCCGTTAAGGTACCACTTACCTGCTTCTTGCTTCAGACGAGCTTTGTCGAAGTATTGGAAGTAGTCTCGTTTTATGGCTGCGTCTGTGGAGTCGTTTGGGTTATTGTAGTACTGGGCGTAGTACTGAGTTTTGTCGACGTATTTCGCGAATTTCGTGGCCAGAATCTTGCGATCAAAGCCGAACCACTGGCCATCAGACCTTTGCTGACGCGGCCACAGAAATTGACCAGACCCATCACCAGCATCTTCAACTTGTTTCTCAAATAATTCATAAACATTTTCCTTGTCTACAATATTGCCTTCCTCGTCGAAGACATCTACTGCCATGATTAGCATTTCGTTATAGAGGTCTTTGGGGTGATACCTAGTACCCACCACCACCTCACGAGCTTCCGCACCTTCAATAGAGGCAAGAAAGGAATATTGACGAGCTACTTTGTCTCGTCCTTCTTCAGTATAAGCATTGTCGCCAGTAACCACGTCGTCAAGAATAGCAAGGTCAAAGTGCAAACCCACAATAGATGTAGTGAGTCCAGCCACCATGATACTCGGATCACGGATACCTTCCTCTGCTCGTCTAGGATGGTCAACAGCGATTTCAGTAGAGGTCCACCGTTTACGTTCGCCTTCCTTTTCATTGACCATAGTAGGCCAATAGCGGCGATAGGTAGTAGACTCCATAATATCTTTGATGAAACCTAACTGCTTCTCAGCCAAAGTAGAAGTATTAGAAATATATAGAATACGTTTAGTTGGGTCTCTGGTTAGTTCCCAGAGCGCATAGAAAGCCGCAAAACGCGACTTACCGTGGTCCCGAGGCATAAGGATCAATTGGTGATCTCGTGCTTCTGAGCGAGTCATCCATTGGCATAGTTCTATGTGAACTGAGCCGAAGACTTGCTTAGGGAAGACTAACCGAATAAAGTGTTCGAGGGAGGCTTCAGCTATGAGACGATTAGTCTCAAGAGTTACCTCTTGCTCGGACTTATTTTCGCTTTTTCTTGCCACGTGCCCTGTGTCCTTTAGCCGTCCGATCAAATGCTCTATTCTTAGACGGCTTTTGGTGAGCTAAGTTAGATCGAGAAAGATTATGTGTATCGTTATCTAAGTGGGCTACGTCTAAACCATCACCCTTTTTATCCCAGCCTTGACGTTGAGCTAAGCGACGCGCCTTAGTATTACGGGCACGTTGTTTCTTCGCCTTAGGGGTAGCATTGTACTTCCTACGCGCGCGACGCTGAGCTTCAGTGACAGGCCTAGCTTTAGACATATTAGGCGACTTCACCCATAAAATAAGTTAATGAAGTTGATCCGCTAACAACTGCTTGAGTGCCTGAAGCTGCCGATGCGTATATTTCATAAGTGTCTGTGCCGTTTGCTTCATCTGCCCAAGACCCAAAACAATAGGCTGCTCCACCAGCCGTTGAATAAGAAATAGTAGCTTTAAAAGCTGATCCGTTCTTATACAACCAAA